GTAATGAGACTGAAGAAGATGCGATCATGCCAATCCTTCCTTTAATTAGAGAGTCAATGGTAAGATCACACGCAAGAAGTATTGAAAATGCTATCTTAGCTGGTAACAGCTCACATGGTGTTTACTCATCAGGTGCATTTGAAGGTCTACTAACTATGGCAGACGGTTCAGATGCTGACTATACTCAACCATCAGGAAGTTATGCAGCAAGTGACGTAGTTACTGCAGCAGACTTACTTGATTTGAGAAAAAATATGGGTAAATATGGAATCAACCCTTCAGAAGTTTTATTCATTGTATCTCAGGATGCATACTATAACTTACTAGAAGATGCTGAGTTCCAAGACGCTAACCTAGTTGGCGACATGGCTACTAAGCTATCAGGTGAAATTGGACAAGTATTTGGATCAAGAGTAATCATGTGTGATGAGTTCGGTGCTAAAGCAGCTGGAGCTTTTAACGCTATAGCAGTATACCCAAGAAACTATGTAATGCCAAGATTAAGAGGTGTTACAATAGAATCTGACTACGAAGTAGCTAATCAAAGAAGAGTCCTAGTGGCTTCTCAGAGATTAGGATTCACTGACTTAATTGACGGTGCTAATTCGAAGTGGGGATTAAAGTACAAAGGTGCTTAATACCTAATTACGGTTTTTGGTGGGTTACCTATAACCCACCCTTTTTAACTATGGCAGACTTAATAACAGTAGCAGAATATAAAGACGCAGAAGGCCTTCGTGGGGAGAAGGACGACGATCGTCTTGCAGTTATAGTACCTCAGGTATCTGATTTAGTTAAGAAGTATTGTGGAATATCTTTTATAGATTATTTCAGCACAGATAAAGTGGAAACTTTTAGTGTAAATGATGCAAATACTACTACTCTAGTACTTAGTGAAAGTCCTTTAGTAGCAGTAAGCAAAGTTGAAGAAAGAACTGCTTACTCAGAATCTTATCAAGAATTAACGACAGGTAAATATGAGTATTATGTAGATTCGGAAAGTGATTCAGTAGTTAGAACAAATATTAATGGATTACACAAATCATGGGCAAGAGGTGTAGGTGCGATAAAAATTACATACACCGCTGGATATTCCTCTACTCCCAGAGACTTACAACTAGCACTTTTTGACTTAGTAAATTACTATATGAAAGACGAGCATAAAGAAAGAAGATCTTTAGGCGGCGCTCAAATACAAAATCAAGGAACTTCGGGAATACGAACTTCCTCAGATTTTCCAGACCATATCAAAAGAGTACTGGATTTGTATAGAGTAGTTATTTAATGTCAGTAGAACTTAGAGAACAGTTGATACAAGAAATTGAAGCTACAATTAAACGTAGAGCAGATTCAACGGATGGCACTTATTTTTTCGGAGAATTATTTAATACAGGAACTACAGTTATAACTAAGAAAATATTCAATAGTATAATTGCGGAACAGTTTAAACGAGGCAAAGGTAAAAAGTTAGCTGGAGAAGTTGAACTTATAGCTGACCCCAATAATTTAATACCTTGGAAAGCTTTTACTTTAGCAGTTAGAGCATTTGTAAGAAAAAGGAATGCAAAGGCAAATCTATGGCAAACAGTAGGTGTACCTGAAGTAAATGACCATAGTCTTACTTTCAAATACAAAAGAAAGTCAGATTCTAGAACTAAGACTGGAAAGAAGAAAGGTAATATAGAATCCGCTTTCAACCAAATGTTAAAAGAAGCTGTAAGGAGTTTCTTAACTGAATTGAAACCTGACCAAATAATTTATTCTCATGGTAAAGCATTGCCTAGAGAGTTTAGAAATATTGATGATGGAACATTAGCATCTGGTGGAAGCGCTTCTTCAATGGGAAAATTTCCTGGAGGAAAAGGAACTATATCTCACCATGCTATTGCTACCGAAATGTGTAAGCTGTTAGGAGCAGATGCTCAAAAAATAGCTAACAAACCTGGTCTATATAGAAGATTGATGAGAGTTGTGGATGCTAAAATGCAGGATATGTTTGAAAGTAACTCTGAAGTTAGAAAGCAAAGAAGTGAAAAAGAAATAAAGGACACTTTAGTATATGATGCAAACTTGGTTTTAGAAACGAAAGATAACCCAGGCGGGCCTGATGGCGAAATAATAGCTGAGATGAAGAGATTCTTACGGCTAACCCAAGAAGAGTTTATTAAGGAAGTTCACAAACTTACTAAAATGAACAAGCAATCTATTGGAAATTTGTGGTCAGGTAGTACAAATACTATAGATGCTTTAAGAATGATTGGTAGAGGGGATTTAGTAACTAAACTTGGAAGAATAAATAAGAAAAAAGCCAAAGTAAGTAAAACAGGTGGCTTAGATATGAGATTCAAAGAAAATAAAGAACTCATAAAACAAATGCAATTAGCCATAAAAGATAAATCTTCAGGTAAGACTAAAACAAAAAGAAAAGGAAGACCTAAGTCAAGAACTGTAACTTTATCTAAAGGTGTAATGGGTGCTGGATATAAAAGTAAAAGTAAAAGTAGAGTCGACCAAGCAGTAGGACAAAATCCACTAGCACTAGCAACACTTATAAATAGAGCATTGCCAGCAGTAGTTGCAAGTAAAATGACAAGTCCTGCACTAAATTATAGAACAGGTAGATTTTCAAGAAGTGCCGAAGTAAAGAATATTTCAGTAGGCCCAAGAGGAGGTACAGCGGTAGAGTACACATATATGAAAGACCCTTACCAAACCTTCGAACCAGGATTTGCAATGGGAAGTACACAAAGAGACCCAAGAAAGATAATTGGCGAAAGTATCAGAGAAATAGCACAGGGGATAGTAGGAAATAAATTCTTAACAACTAGGAGAGTATAATGGACAGCAGTTTAGCAAGGAAACATACCACGCGTAGACGCGCCATTGTAGAAGCACTAGCATTAGAATTAGAGCAAATTAATGGACAACCTCCTTTCAGAACATCAGTTAGTGATGTAGAAAGAAGACTAAAATTCTGGGATGAAGTAACAGAATTTCCTACAATACATGTAGGAGCAGGAGCAGAAACTCGCGAATACGACGGTGGTGGGTTTCGATTTAGATTTTTAAGAATAACAGTTCGAGTTTATGTGTCAGATGATAATGATGTCATTGAAGCACTAGAAGAATTGTTAGAAGATGTTGAGACAGTACTAGAGGATAAAGATCCCTTAACGTACTATGATTCAACAGGAACATCTCAATCTACGGTACAGACTAGTATCTTATCCGTAGACACAGATGAAGGAGTACTCGAACCTCTCGGCGTTGGTGAAATAGCGATCGAGATTCGATATTAAATAGGAGAAAAGAATGGCATTTTTCTTTAGTAGAGACACCAAAGTATTCATGTCCTTTAGTTTGGATGGAACGACAGCTAACACAGCTCTTTATGAGATACCTGTATTAGACGGTTTTACATTCAGTCAAGGAACGAATTCTTCGGAAATCACATTAAATGAAGCCGCAAACTCGACTGGCTATAGTAAAAGAGGTAGAGCAATGTTTACTGACTCTTTTGCACCAGCTGAATGGAGTTTTTCTACTTACATGAGACCTACCGTATCTGGCACTGCTGACGCAGGCGCTAGTAAACAACACGGTGGAAACGCAGACGTATTTGCAGTAGAAGGTCCTTTATGGGCAGCTATGTCAGCAAATACCTATGATAGAGCGATTGGTGGTAGTGGAACAGGAGACTTTGCAAATAACGCAGCGACTTACGAGCCGAAGCATTTTAACTTTGCAAATTCAAACCAAGTAACTTTAGGAACTTTTGATTTATTCTTTGTTCTCGGAGCATCCAATGATAGCACCCCTGCTTCTTTTGCAACTGGCACCGATGGTGTAACAGTTTACAGAGTAGGTGATTGTTCAATTGGTTCTGCATCCATTGATTTTGATATTGATGGTATAGCACAAATTGCTTGGTCAGGACAAGGTAAGCAAGTTAATGAAGTAGTATCACTAAGCACTGCAGCGTCAGGCTCAGTAGATACCTCAGCGGAAACTTATGGTTACAACTTAGGTGTTATAGATGAAGGAGTAAGTTCTACTTCTAACTTTATAAGACAAAAATTAACAGACTTAGCTATGAGCTTTGATATTTCATCTGCTACAGGTTCAGTAGCTGGTAGTGCATTAGACGCTGCTGGAGACGGATCTACAGACACAACTTATGGTGTGACTTTAACAGGCGGAAATATAACAATTGAAAATAACTTAAGTTACCTAACACCAGAAACTTTAGGAACAGTTAATTTACCATTAGGACATGTAATGGGAACAAGGTCAGTATCAGGAAACTTTACTTGTTATCTGAATGACACAGCAAATGGATCGTTAGATTTATTTGAGAGACTACAAGAGTCTAGAGGTGTAATAACAAATACTTTCGATTTGAAATTCAGTATTGGAGGATCTTCATCTTCTACTCACTGTAATGTTTCAGTTGCAAAGGCGCATCTCGAGTTGCCAACTCACAGTTTTGAAGACGTAGTATCTTTGGATGTAAACTTCCACGGACTAGCTACTGATATATCTTCAGCAACTGCAAGTAACGCAACAAATGAAGTAGACGTATTATACGCAGCTTCATAATTTAAATTAATCAGGGAGGGTTTCGACCCTCCCCCTTTATAGGAAAAGAAATGACAGAAGAAAAGAAATCACCAGTATCACTCAAGAGTTTATTAACTCCAAGTAAGACTGTTTCTATAGAAATGCCTGGTTTTGAAGGCTTTGAAGTAAGACTAACTTATCTCGCTAGAGAAGAGTTACTTAAATTAAGAAACAGAAGTGTAAAGCAAGTTTTAAATAAAAAAACTAGGGCATATGAAGAACAGCTTGATAACGATAAATTCTTAGTAGAATACTGCAAAGCAATTATCAAAGGCTGGAATGGCTTAAAGTATAAGTACTTAGAAGAGCTTCTATTAGTTGATACGAGCAAATTGAACCTAGAAGATACACTTGAATACACAGAAGAAAACGCAGAGCTTCTTATGAAGAACTCAGGCGATTTCGATAACTGGGTATCTGAAACTGTTGGTGAATTGGAAAATTTTACCAAGAGCAAGTAGAACTAATACTTGCTTTATTAAAAAGACAATTCGCAGAGAATATAGATTTAGCAAAGTATCTAAATATTTGTGAACAG